GGATTTTCGGATGTTTGACTGCTGTCATAAACATCCTTTGCGTACTTGGCAATAGTTTCTCTTAGCTTTAACTGGTTGGCAAAGGAGGTGCTGTCATCGGGCTTGACCAGTACACTGACGTTACCTTTGTCATCGCGTGTAAGGGTAGCCCCGCTGCGCTGATCGACCCACACCTGCCCTGAATCCTGTTCTTTGGGCCAGGGCATTTCGGGCTTTCGCTGGTTGGGGGTAATGCCATGCTCCATGCCGTCGATCTGACGCAGCAGATTCTCTTGTTCTGCCGGTGTGTAGCGTCCTTCCTCATTACGGGTGACATAATCTCGTGCCTCGGCTATCTTTTGGAGCTGAGTCTGCTGGGCGCGGGAATACTCCCATTCAGCAAGGTCTTTTCTTAGGCCATTGTCAATCTGGCCAAGCTGCTGGTGTCTTTGCGGCAATTCTTCATACTGCTGTCGGCGGAAGTCCATTTCGTCGCTACGTGCCTGCGTTTGGGCCTGCAATTGCGCAAAGAACTGAGCGTTTGCATCCTGACGCGCCCGTTCTCGCAGTGCATTGATTTCCTGCTGAACATTATACTCTCTATCCTGCTGACGGCGGCGTTCCTGCCCCTGCGCCTGTCCGGAGGCGTAGGCGACATCACCGACAACTTCGCCGGACATCCTGTGTTCAACTCTGATTCCCATCTATTCACCTGCCGTAATTGAAATAGCTGTAATTTGGAGCACCGGCGACGTTGCCCATGTAATTGCCGTAATTATTCATCAAGCTGGTATAGAGATTCATATCGGGGTAGGTATCCTCGCGCCGTTCCATGAAGTTCAGTTTGTTATTGGAGATATTGTTCATGTAGCCGAGTTTCTCACGGCGGAGCATTTCATTGAGGCTGTTGAGGGCATTTGTTCTCTGGCCAGCATTATTCAGAGAGACTGACGGCAGAATGGTAGAATTGGCCATACCGGAATTGACAAGCCCCTGCATAGACTGTGAAAATGCCCGGTTATAGCCGGTATTGACATCCTTGCGGGCGGCATCCCCCATGCCTTCCAGCCCGGTCATTGTATTATTATAGAGCGTGTCATAGCCGCCGAGAATCTGATTATATCGCTGTTCATTGGCCTGTTTGGCTTCATTGAATGCCTTGTCGTATTCGGCCTTCAATTTTGAGGTATTAGCTTCGGCCATTCCCATCGGAGTATTTTGCCACAGAATACCGCCGACCGATTTAGCGTACCTGCTGCTTCGCCCGGCAAGACTGTACCATTGGCCGTCAGCCTGACGCCAGTATGTTCCTGCATAGCTCATATTTACCTGCCCGCTTTAATGGTGTAGTTATCGCTTATATCAATCCATAGCTCATCTTTAACAGCGCCTGCATCCTGTTGACTGATTCCTCTTTTCATATCCGGCACGAAGTATTTTGTGGCAAAAAGCCGCTGTAAAATCTGACGCAGCTTTGTCCAGTCACCCGGTGTTAATGAAATCTTCATCGTAAAACCCCCGCTGGTATGATTTTGCCGGTGATCTTTTCAAAAGCCCAGCTTCGGTCGAGTGCGTTGCTATTGATTTTCAAAATAAGATAGGCCCCTTTGCAGCGTGGCCGGATGGTTGCCGACAACCCCGCCCGGATCGTTCCCCCGGAGTTGGCGGCTATGTCGGGATTCAGCGCCGCTGTTATGGCGGTCTGTGCGGTTTTTGCTGTGTAGATTTGGTAATTCAGCAGATTGGATTCTTCCGAGAGGACAAACAGAAGCTCAGACAGAAGCCCCTGCATGTTTTCCGCTGTCATGCGTCCGGGACCGATCAGCATCCAGCTTTCAATGGCCTCATCGGTTCCTGCGGCCTGATCCTTATACAAGCGGGTATCAAAAATACGGATGTATCCATCACGGCAGCCCAGGAGTAATTCCCTGTACGCCGGATCATCGGCTGAATAGTAATTCGCCGTATAAACGCTGCAATCCGCCGGATATTTTTCTGGAAAGAATCCGGTCGTTCGTAAATCAAACCAATAATTCTGATTTTCACCTGTATCGACATCCGTTTTGCAGATCAGAATCCCGTGTTTTTTACGGTCGTATGTGACCGTAACACGATGAACATCGGGGGTGAGAGCAAATTCATTATTGAAATCAGGCAGAGTATTCTGTGTCAGTTTTTCAACCGCTCCGAATCCTGCCGGAATCCGGTAGATCCCGTTGCAGTCCAGGAAATACAGATTATCCTCACTGTCCCAGGCAAAGCTGGTTTTATCGAATAGTCCCGCCGTAAAGCTGATCTGGTCAATCGAACCGCCCGAAGCCGGATCGCCCCGCATCAGCCACATGGTTTGAGAGCAGCCGATAATCATGTAATCATCACGGTACGGAATGACGGCGGTTACAATGTCACCGATATTCCCGGCATACCCGCTGGACTGTGCAACCGCTCCGATCACGTCATCGCTGCCGTAGGAGAAATTAAACGGGTTGGCGATCTCGGCCATATAGATGATATGCGGAGAGTTTCTGTCTCCTGATTGAACAATTCGACCCCGGTACAGGGCTAAAATCGTAGGTTCATCCGGCATCTTGCCGTTGACCTGCTCAGTAGCCGTGTCCGCATCGTCGGGATAGACCTGCCAGTTGTAGAAAAGAGGTACGGCGGATACGTTGCGAACAGCCGTCACAGAATAGTCATATCCTGTCCCATCTTCTGTGATGCTGGCGTTTTGACCGGTTTGGAAAGTGCCGTTCGTCACAAAACCGTAGATGTACTTATTGGTTTTGTCGATAAAATCAATCACCATCGCCGCGCCATTGGCCTGCGTTAAAATGCTGCCTCTTGGGGGAATATGCGAAAGCGCCGAAACCGTCAGGCGTGTATTGGAGAAATCGACCACCTTTTTAGCCGACCCGTTAACAACAAAGACTTTCTGATAGGCGGTTACAATCGAAACCGGCTTTGTCAGATCAAGACCATCGCCTGAAACAATTTCAAGATTGCCCAGGCTGGTCAATTCGTGACTGGCGTTTTCGTACCAGAAGGCGTTATCCGCCAAAGCAACCAATTTCTTGCGATAGACTTTTTCGACAGGCGTACCAAGCTGGACTTCGACGGTTTTGAAATGCCAGGTATCGCCTTTGGTTATGCCCTGTGCGTTTTTAGCATCAATTCGCCAGTAATAATCGACATTGTTACCGAGTGAACCGGGACTGAAACTTTGAATCGCTGTTAAATCGCCTGTATGGGACTGGTTGGTCTTAAACTGGCTGCTTGCCGGATCAGCGTCAGTTACATCCTGCGGATTTGTGCCGAAATAGATGTCATAACTGGCTGCCGGATCACCGCCCGTGCCGTTTTTCCACTGTAATTGCTGACTGCGTGGAATATCCACCGCATCATGCAGTGGCGCAACAACAACAGCTATGCTCGGCGGCAAAGGCTCATTCTTGACCGTAAACGCCCATGTTTGACTGCTGTCTCTGGTTAAACCGGTACTGGTGCGGTATGCCTGTACCTTCCAGTAGTACTTCGCAGCCCATTCAAATTGCTCGGCAATTGAAGGCTGCCAGGAAGTCCCGGTAACAGTGGCCTTTAATTGGAGAGAGGCCACACTTGTTCCGACATAGACCCTGTAGCCATCGGCATACTGAGAGGATTGCCAGGTCAGGGCCGGTCTTCGGTTCTGCCCTGTGGCATTATTAGCTGGAGTAAGCAGATTGAACGCGAGCGGGCCTAAAACGGTCGTAAAGTTTGCCGATGCCGACTGATAATGGACTGACCGTGTGGAAGTGCCGCCATTTAGAATCCTGTACTGGTGGTAGTTCGTAACAGTCAACTGAGCCTGATACGTCGTCGAAGGAGAAAGCCCGCTATACGGTACGGATATTTGAAACGATCCTTCAGTAACATCACTGTAGTTTCCAACTGTTACACCGTTTATCTTGACCGAAAGTGAATAGCTGCTTACATCCCAGATCGTCGTTGACGAATTAGCGAAGTCGCAGAAGCTTGATGATTTTGATATGGAATAGCTGATTTGCAGATTGCCGCTTAGCGGCGCATTGCTGACCGGTGATACCGATACCGAATGCGGATATTTATCATAGAAATAAATCGTCCCCATTCTATGAAACCTCCACAATCGTTACATGGCCGATAGCGACAACAGGTTTGCCATTGCCGATGCAGACGGAATACTGTTTCTTCAGTCCCGGACGCTGGCCGCCCCGGACACGGGTCTTCATGACATCAAAAGGACGGATATTCTGCATGGCCGGGCTTGTCAGATTGGGCTGATTGCTTTCAGCATAGTTCTTGTTGATACCCTTTAAGGGAAAGGGAATTGTAATGACCATTAAACACCTCCAATTCCCAAAGCCGCTTCTGCTGCCGCAATATCGTTTGCATACACTTGCGGAATATCTCGCAATAGCTGCCGGTCCTTTTTGATCTGCGGCCAATCGTTACTCGGCACACCCTCAAATGCTTTGAGAGCCTCAAAATCTGTGTGTTGAAGCTGAAAGTCCCTGGCGGACCGGACTGCCGCCCATCTGCGGGTAAGAACGATCTGATCTTTCTCCTTCTGTGTTTTCTCAACAACCTGGCCATCGACCAGCTTTAATTCGTATGGCAGCTTATCGGCAAGATGCACCGGCACAATGGCCTGACTCTTGCTCTTGGCTTGCGCGGAACTACAATGCGTTTGCATGGATACAATTTCACCGTCAACAACAGTCGCAATAATAGCCATTACATCACCCCTATATATCCTTTGGTAAGTTTATAAAGATTTGTAAAATCCGCTTCCGTAAAGGCATAGTTCCACATCCATGCCGCTGACATTTTGCGTCTGCCGGTGGTATCCAGATTAAAAAGAGAGATGGTGCCGACATTAGGAATCCCTGCAATCGGGCGGGACTGCCAGGATATTTTGGAAGCACGGTTATTGACCCACTGAATGTACTTGCCGCTGGAAGAACGGGAGCAGCCGATAAAGACAGGCGTATTGAAACTCGACCTCAACACCGTGTCGTACAGATACGGGGAATCCTGCCCTTGTGAATCCTGGATGACCATTTTAAAAAAGCCTGTGGCATGATAAAAGTGCAGATTGATTTGTCCTGACGTTATACCATTGATGGAATCAATGGCTTGAAAAAGGAATAAATCCTGATTTTCCTCGTTGAACGAGTATTGACACCAGCAGGCGAATGTAAAATCTCTGGTATCAAAATCAGTCGGCAGCGTCAATTTCAGCCAGGTCGAACCAAACCACATATCCAATCCGCCGTATTTGTCCCGGCTTGCACACCTAAGCTGCATGGGTTCTTCACCTGTGATGCGGTTATAAATCCTGCCGGGATAAAAGGCATTTGCAGGAACGTTAAAGACCTCTACCCCATTGATCTGGACACGAACATCACGAACCGTATCCAAACAACTTCGCTCCGCAGGTGTCCATCCTGTCCATTGATTAAACCGTCCAATGTACGTGCAGGCATTCGTATAGGGGATAGAGCCTGTTAAGCTGTTTTCAGAGTATGTTATCGGTTGCGCCACACCGTCATAGAGAATTTGAACATCCAATGTTCCGGTATATGTCCCGACGACCTCAATAAGATGTTCGTCATAAGCAGACGGACGGTCACTGCCAATAACAATCCTGTTTGTTGAACTTAAAGACAGGGCAAAATAGATACGATCACTTACCTGAACCTGCCAGCCTCTATACTTTGGATGTCCATCGATGCAGGAGATAATCTGCAAAGCTGCGCCTGTTTCGTGTAATCTGACCCGTGCCTGAATCCTAAAATTGTATGTCCGCTGAATCCCGATAATCTGATTGAACCATATAGTGGAAGGCACCGTGCCAAACTCGAATGCCTGTCGCTCAGTATCAAATCGAACGTTTTCAGCCGTGTAACCATTAGCTCCATGAATATTTTCGATAGCGGATGCGCCGGTCGATTCCACGTCAAGGATACACCGCTGGCTTGCGGACTTTTCAAACAGACTGATTTCCGCAAAGCGGCTCATAGCCAAAACCCCCTGATCGAACCGGCTGAAAAGTAAATCAAATCCTCATAGTCACTCCACTGTGCCCCTGTTACAACGATGTTGAAGATATACTCCTGACCTTCAGGCATGTCGATTGCAGGCAGAGCAAGCTCTAATTCCTGCCAATCAGGATCAGTGGCGACAAAAACGGCACAAGGCGTTTGGGCCGGATCGTTTAGACGCTGATAGCTTATATCAAAAGAATCACCTGAAACACAGTTGGCCATCATCCAGCGAGTTTTAACTTTCAGGATTGTCGCTTCTCTGGGTTTTAGTCCCGCACTGAAACAGACAGCTTCATTTGCATACTGCACCATGTAGCCATCCATAATGCGGGCTGGTTTATCCTGCCAGTCAAACCCAAAAACAGCTTCTTTGCGTGTAATCATCGAAGCGGGGATAGGAATTCGCCTGAGTTCCGTGCCTGAGTCAATAAAACCGGGTTCTAAAAAGTCCTGTACCATTATGCCAAAAGTCCTTTCAACAAACGGATTTCCAGAACAGTTCCCGCTAAACCGGTAAAATAGAGTTTCTGGCCGGACAGAGTACGACCATCCAAAGATTCTTTCTGGCCTGCCATGATCGTCCAGGGGTCACCTGCCTGCGTGTGACGCATTTGGACATTGCCTCCGGTAGCATGAAATGCAATCCCCGCCGTATCATCGGGGATGATGTATTCCTGCTGGCCTGCAAGATTCAGACTGACGATTTGAAGCATCACTATTCCTCTTAGCTTATAATCTGACCATTGACCGTTACTCCATCGAAACGGTGATTCCTTGCATGTCCCATACCGTCAGAGCGGTCGGCGTTATACCCCAAAAAATCCGCTCCGCTTGTCTTGCGGTCAATCTGGATACTGGCGGCAAGCCTTTCCATAAACTTTTCCCAATGAATGCCTTTGATGTCATTTAGCCGTTGCTCCGCTATCGCAAGGCAACTTTCAAGGATCGTCTCCGAATGTGCCTGTCCGCCATATGGGTAAGGATTTTCATTGCTAAGCGTCTGGGGCAAAACAAAGTACTTGTAGGTTAGCTCTATTTGACAATCCGGCACCGGCCAAAAGATCATCTCAAACTTCTGCGCCGACGTTCCATCGGTCGCTTTGGGCCGAATCGCCGCCTGTTGGGGCTTTCCGCTTTGAGTTCTGCTCTGCCGAAGTGTCCTGATCGCCGATTCACTCGTGACGACGACCGGTTTAGCCAGTTCGTAGGCCGGATAGGTCAAATCCCCATGCAGCCCGCCAAAATCTTCCGGCAGATCGTAATCTGCAACACCTGCCGCCAACATCAATTGTGCAACCGGGCGCAAGAACGACCATTGATGCGAACCGGGCTGTCCCTGCATCGGCGGCGGAACATAAAACTGACGAAGGCCGGATTTAATACAGTCCTCAATATCGGCCCATTCCTGGCTGCCGTCATCCGGGCCGTAGACAGTCCGTCCATAGCCCAGATAACGGCCAATCGCCTTTTGCAGTTCGTTATAGGTAATGGAAAGGCTCACCGGTTACGCTCCGCCGCTGGATACCTTCAGAAC